GCCGGTATGGAAGTTGGAGATCTGCACGCCGATCAGCAGCTCGGCATTCTCCGGGTCGGAGTAGATGTTCCGGATCTGCGCCGGGTCGATCATCCCCATCCGGATCCGGCCCGTCTGCTCGCCCTTGAAGATCGGCCAGCACTGCACTCCGAAGATGGAGAGCTCGCGCACCTTGTTCTCGATCTTCACGTCCAGGTCGTTGATCGGGTCGCCCCAGAATTTCTTGATAAAGGCCAGCAGGTTTTCGTTCTTGCTGGTTACCGTGTAGCCGTTGCCGGTGATCAGAGCGGTCATCAGCTCGATCAGCCAGTTGCCGAGCGGGTTGGTTTTCCAGAGCCAGTAGCAGACCTCCACCTGGCGCGCCCAGGCCGCGATCGGCAGCAGCCGGTTGGAGTTGCCCGACAGCCGGCGCCACTCCATATCCGGATCGCTCCCGGCGGAGGCCGCGACCAGCTGAGCCGGTGCGGTCTCCACCGGAGAAGCCGCGGCAACCAACGAGACACCCGATAGGTCCGGTCCGGCCGATCCATTCGAACGCACCATAAACTCGACCGTTCCCCCCAGGGGATGCCTCTCTCGTACCGAAGTCATCCTCATGCCGCGCCCCTGATGTTGACCGCGATCCAGTTCTGTACGCCGGCCATCCGCATCTGATCCTTCCGGGCCACGATGTCATTCAGATGGTCCGTCTCCTGGGAAAGGATGAATCGCAGCTTGTCCGCCGTGTCCTCATCGCCGACCGACACGGCCAGCGCGATCGCCTCGTTGTAGGTTGCGATCGAGATGATCTCCGCCTCTTCGTCGTTGTCGAAGATCGCGGGGATCTCGATCCCGACGTGTACCTCGTTGATGACCTGGGGGATGATGGTGCCGCCCAGGAAGAGGATGCGGTCCTCAAGGAATTCTTGGTGACCGAGCTCCTCGTTGATGCGATCGTCGAAATAGGGGACCTGGCCGGCCAGCTGCCAGTTGACGAACTTGGCCCGGTGGATCTTGTACTGGTCGATCCCGGTGCGCTCCAGCGCGAGCAGAGCATTCAGTATTTCGATCAACTTCGCGTTCGCCATTTATGCCGCCTCCTTCCTGCGGAAAAGTCTGCTCAGCCGTCCCAGTCCCATCACTCCCTTGCTTCCTGCCTCGCGCCGCGGCTTGTCATCCCCGGCGCCGGCGCAGGCCGCCACGATCAGCCCGCTCTCCAGGAGCGTCTTCAGCATGTCGAGCGCGTCCGGCCCGTCGTCATGCCCCCCTTTGTTGCGCAGCCGGAAGTTGATCAGCTGCCTGATCAGCGTCCCCATGCCGTGCCGCTTGAAGCGAATCCAGCCGTTCTTGATCCAGGGCTGCAGCGACTGGATGCGCAGGTCCTTATCCTTGGTGGGCTTAACTCCGTTCACCACAAGGGTGAGACCGCGCCGGTGCGCCTCCGCCTCGAACTGCCCTTTGAACAGTTCCTGGAAGGCCACATCCTCGATCACCGCCTCGTTGAAGGGGTCCCGAATATGGATGTCCATGGTGTCGCTGGTGATCTTGTCCGGATGCCGCTTCTCGATATCCGCCACGGTAAGGTAGATGATGTGCTCTTTCATCCGGCCGGCGATGATGGCCGAGGGGTCCGACTTCTTCGACGCCTTGCCCAGCGAGGGGTCGATCGCACAGCCGTGCTTGGTGTCCGAAAGGTCCACGTCCTCTTCGTCGTAATACCGGATCCACTCCTCCAGGAAGATGGCGTTCTTCGGGTCGATCGGGTTGTTCTGCTTCTCGCTCTGGAAGGCGAGATCCCCATCCTCGATCCTGATCTTCATCAGGTAGTAGTAGGACTCCTCCTCCGGCCAGAGCACCTCGGTACCGGCGAGCATGGCTTCGCGGTTCTGGTCGAAGTAGCTGTCGGCGGCGGCGATCGCCTCTTCCTTCCCGATCGAGATGTCGCAGAAGATCTCCTCCCACTTCTGCCAGAGGTTCTCCGCGGGCGACCAGTGGATGACCGCCTGGAACTTCTTGCCGATCCAGCCGGGCCGGTCCAGCAGATCCTGCAGCAGGCTCTGCTCATTCAGGATGGTACCCACCACGATGTAGACGCACCCCGGACGGCCCAACTTGCAAAGGGCCTTGAAGAACCAGTTGGACAGGTTCTGGCGTGAATCCTCGGAGAGCACGTCCTCATCGTTCTCTAGGTCATCCCCGATGACCAGGTCGGGCCGATCCTTGCCACGCCGGAAACCGCGCAGCGACTGCCCCGAACCGGCCGCGTGCACCTGGACGCCGTTGCGGGTAACGATCTTGCGCGCCCTCTAGGTCGACCCAGCGCCCGCGATCTCCGGGAAGTCCTGGGCCAGCCGCTCGTTGCACTCAAGCTCGATCTTGATGCACTCGATGAATGCCTCGGCCTGCGCCGCGGTGTCCGAGACCTGCAGAATAAAGCGGCGGTACCGGAAGGCGATGCACCAGAGCGGCAGCAGCAGGTTCGCCCAGGTACTCTTCGCGTTGCCGCGGGGCGCCGCGTCGGCGGACTTCCCGCTCTCTCCCGCCTCGATCGCCCGGAAGATAAGCTCCGCGAACTTCTTGGCCAGGTACTTATGCAGCCGGCTGGAGGGCCGGTCGAAATAGTGGGGCAGGTAGGTACGGCCGAAGAACTCCGGGTCCTTCGAGGCCTTCTCCTTCCGGAGCTTCTGCGCCTTCAGGTCGTTGGGGAACGGCTTGGTGCTGGTTTGCACCAGGTCCCGCAGTTCCGCGACCTTCTTATCCCAAAGCTTGGCTCGAGCGCTAGGCGGCATACTTCTCCTTGCCGAACTGGATCAGTGCGTCGAAATTCTCATCGATGGCGAAGGCCAGGTCCGTGGCGTGCTCCCGGGAGAAAACAATCAGGTCCTGGATCACCGCCAGGAACATCTCGCCGCGCTGCCGGGCGATCGCCTCGCTCGCCTCCCGCGCCGCCCTGGCGCGACGGTCCAGGATGGCATCGAGCTTGGACAAGGTGTCGATGTAGGAGCCGGCCTGCAGTGGTGCCTCGGAGATCTTCTCCACGATCTCATCGCGAGCCTGGAGCAGCTGGCCCTCGTAGTTATCCTTGGCCGCCTTCGACTTCTCCCAGCCGCCGCGGGACTTCCAGACATCGAGCGTCTGGCGCGAGACGTCCAGGATCTCCTCGATCGCTGTCAGCGACTTGCCGTCAATGAACATTTGACGTGCCACCGGCTCCAACCGCTCTCTGTCGCCCTTGACCGCCATCAGTCCAGCTCCTTCTCCAGGCGGCCAATCTCCCCGTTAGTCACGGCGAGTTCCGTCCAGGACGCCTTCAGTTGGTCCCACTGCTCATCGATCACCGGTACGTCCAGGTCGTCTACCGGAGTGAGCAGCGTGTTAAGCTTGGTCCGAATCGCATCGGCGCTCCCCTTGATGCGGTTGCGCAGTCGCTCGCGGTTCTGCCGCTGTTCGGCCAGCCGGCCCTTCATGGCGGCCCGCTCCAGATTGAAGCCGCTCATAGTGATTTCTCCACCTTCGGGTCTTTGCGCATGATCGGGCAGAAGAGGTTCGCGTCGATCCGGTCTTTCACCTGGGTCATGGTCTGGGTGGAGAGCACGATGATATCCTGCAGCCCCTCGGCCACCTTCTCATAGCAGATCACCAGCTTGACGTTCTCCTCGTACATTCGGAGTGCCGCGGCGTGGCGCTTTTCCATACTGCGCGAGATGAGCCCCATGGCGATCCAGGGGCCGAAGGCGATCGCGGCGATGATGGAACCGATCGGCCAGGTACCCACCTTGGACATGATTGCTGCTATTGCCGTCAAGGCGGCGATCTGATCAGGCGTCACGGTTACCTCCAGTATCGTCCGCCACCCCGTAGATCCAGGGCCGCAGCCGGATCGGGACCGGCTTGTTCTTGTAATCCTTGGTTCCGCCGTAGATGCGCAACATGTAGTCGCCGTCCGACAGCTCGTGGTGCACGTAAAAGCAGTTGGAAGAGGAGGCGTCGAGGTGGTGCATCTGGTTGGGATACTCCGCCTGGTAGCGTTCGACCCGGCGGCGCTGCTGATTCGCACCAAGATCCCTGATGACCCGGTCAAAGGTACCGTCGCAGGCCATACCCAGGGGAACCAGACCGTTTCCCACCGCGATCTTGACGGCATCCTTGGTGGCGATCTGGCCGCGGTGCTCTGGGGGGCGGTTCTTGATCATAGCCACGATCAGGGCTGCCTCCTCGATCCCCGCAATCGACCTGGTACCGGTCCTGACCCGGGTCGCGGGCAGGGCGCCGTAAAGCGTCGACACGTGCACATCGAGCAACTCAGCCCACTGCGCCATTTTGGCAACGCGGCCTCCCCGGGGGATGGTCGCCATTTCAGACTTCATCAAATCCAGCATGGCCGGGTCGATCGCTTTTGCCATGTCACACCTCGAAGAGATTAGCCGCCAGTTCCCAGCGTTTGCGCAGATCGGCGAGCGCCAGCTCGATCGTCTGAATCTGCCCTTCGACCTGCCCCATGATGGTCGGTTCCTGCTGCACCCTCTCATCGACGATAAAGGAGGACATCAGCGCCACCGAGCCCAGGACCGCGTCCCGGATCCCGACGATCTGCTCCGCGGCGAACTCCAGGTCCCGCTCTTCTGGGTCGAACACCTTCAGCCGCTTGACCTCCTTGCCCAGGACCTTGATCTGAGCGTTCAGATTCTTGGTCTCCTCATCCACTTCCTTGGCCAGGTTCTTCTCCAGCTTCTCCAGACGCAGATCCATTTTCGCCTTATCTTCCAGGATGCGCTCGATCGCCAGCTGGATATCCTCGTGATGGTCCTGGTCGATCGGTATCGCCTCGCCGCCGATCGTGATGCAATCCGCGTCGACCGCGACGGTGCCGTCAAAGGTGAGCTGGCGCAGCTTGCGCAATTCTCGGTATCCAACCGATAACTGCTGACACGTCGTCAAAAAGCTTTCACCGAAGGCTCCGAGGTTGGCAAGGTCTTCATTTACCTTTTGGCGGGACATCCCCACAGAATCACAGAACTTTTCCCAATTGCCAATACCTGGGATGTCCCGATAAAGCTTGTTCAACTTGACATCTTTCAGCCATACCAAACTGCTAACCGCCGCGAATTTTGCGAACATATTCGAAGTTTGTATCTGTCCTCTTACCTTATGACATTGGGCCAGCAGTCGCTCCCGCTCCACCTGTTCTGCAGAGCGCGTATCCTCCGCTTCACGATCTGCCTGCAGCGTGGCGAGCTCGATATTCGTCGTCTGCAGCTGGCGGTCAGCCGTGGCGATCGCCGCGGCGTCTGCTTTCTCCTTGCCCTTATTCTTGGCCAACACGCGCAGCCGGCGGCGCAGCTCGAGCTCCTTGGTTTTCGTCAGCGGTTGTCCCTGGATGGCATCAATAGCCGCATTAATCGTCACCTCGTTGGCATGCTCCAGAGCCGACACGAAATTGCTGTCATTTGCCGGTGTACCGACGAGCCACCTGAGATCGTTTTCGTTCAAGACCTTCCCTTTCATCGTTAAACCTCCAGTTTTGTAATTTCGCTTTCTATGCCAGCCTTACGATCTTTCAGCCCCTGCAGATACCCGGCATACATGCCGCTGATCCGGGGCCCGGACTCGTACACCTCGCCGACCCTGCGGACCCAGCGTCGATCCACTGCGCTCTGCAGGTGGCAGAGCGCCGTGCCATACGGCATATCCAGGGCCTTGGCAATCTGGGTCCCCGATATCGGGCCAGTCTGCTGGTGCAGGAATTCGATAATGTCGATAAACTTGTAATCCGACTGCACTGGCGCATAGGTTTTCTTCATCGAGCCCCCTCCAACTCCCTTAAAAATAGTTCCCGCTTCTTCCTCTCCCTGGAGGCCTTCTGCTCTTCCTCGCGCAGCTGCTGGATCTCCGAACGGAGAGCCTCCGGGCCAGGCAGGCAGTACAAGCCTGAAGCCTGAGCCAGTATCTCCATCGGACGGCGGTACCCGGTGACCCGGCAGAACGCTGGAAGCCTGATTCCCCACACCTGGTGGTGCACCTTGGACTCCGAAGTCCAGGAATAGATCATGTCCGGAGTGACCAACTCATCCAGCAAATGGCTCATCTCTCCAGCTATCTGGTGTATCGAAAGGGGACACTGTTTTAGCGCCTCCCCCATGGCAAGCCGCAGCTCGCGCTCGACGTTGTATTTACCCTGTGTCGACGGTGTCGAGTCCAACTCCTGCGCGCGCTGGATCAGATCAAGCAGAGAGAGCTGCGCACCATCAGATTTCGGGTGGCTTTTAGACATTGCTAACTGCCCCATGTTTTGATATTGTTCGTTTCTGGCCTACCCGGGCCGTTCTAGACTTCAAAGGACGGCCTCTCCGATCGTAACGCGACGGCCAGATCACAGCCGCCGGTACTCCGATGACCTTCGCAACAATCCTCTCCATCTGAGACCAGGCCCGATGCAGAACGGCATTCGGCGAACCGTCCGCATATTCGAACTCGCGGGCGATCCGTGCGAACGAGTACTTCTTCTTGGCAAGAGCCGCCTTGATATCCGCCGGGTGCCAGTCAGTAGTGGTCGCAATCTTCTGAGCTGTATTTTTCACAGGTCCTCTCCAAGAGGTCTTTTTTAGGGCTGTCTAAATTTCAGTTCCGAAACTGACAAGGCAACAATAAAGAAATTTTCTTCATTGTGCAAGGGAAAAATTCTTCCATGGAAGAAAATAGAATAAAAAAGATACGAGAGGATCATGGCGGGATGAGTCAGGCGAGACTTGCTGAATTCATTGGCATCTCCGCCAACAAAATTCGGGATGCCGAGTCGGGCAAGACGAAAATTTCTTCCGAAATTGCGACAGCGATAGAAAAAAGATTCGGGTATAATTTCCGGTGGGTACTGACCGGAGAAGGCCTGGAGAAAGGGGACGCCTCAGTCGATCATATCCGTCCGAAGAGTTACAGCACCGAGAGCACCCAGGTCTGGACGGTAAACTCAGGCAACATCCTGGATGATATGAATACCAACCTGAGCCCTGCCCAGCAGGAAGTAGTAAGGCTGCTATTGCATTACGGAAATGAAGCGATATACGAAGATCTGAAGAAAAAATTGTTGAAGATCAAAGCGGTAATGGGAGATTAA